TGAGGGCGCACATCGCCGATGTGTGGGGGGTGGCGGGTTTGAACTGGTTTGAACTGATTTGCACCAAATGTCCGAATTTTAAAAAAGCAAGGTAATCGAAACTAACGGGGGCGTTAGATTCCTGAGCGAATGGAAACAAGTGAGCGCACCAAAGCCGAATGAAGTAAAGAGAAAGAACGGAAACCCAGGCAAACAAAAACTGCCTGATCTCAAGAATGTAATTGCATTACCACAAATCAAAAGCGATGCGCCATTGCACCTTAGCGATGCTGGCAAAAAGTTGTGGTCAGATGTGCGCGAGATAGCACCGTGGATTGCAACCAGCGATAGCAAGTTGCTGATTGAACTTTGCGAGAAGATGGACAAGAAGTACGAGCTACAGGCGAAGATGGCCAAATCAGATTTTGTTCTTTACACCGACAAGGGTTACGCCTACGCAAATCCTTTGTTTGGAATGTTAAACACCGTTGAAGGTGACATTATCAAATTGCTTTCATTGCTTGGCTTAACGCCGATTGATCGTAGTAAGTTGGGGGTTGCTGAAGTAACGACTAAGGGTAAGTTGGCCCAGTTGTTAGAGCAGCAAAAGAAGAATGGCTGATGTTGCAGGTTGGCCACCACGCTGGTTAACGCCAGTGCCAATTGAAGATCAAGAGCGTGGCGATGGCGAGTTGTATGCAAACTTTGCCGAAGCCGTTTGCAGAGTTACAAAAGATTCTGTAGCCTCACCTGCAGGTAAGTTAATTGAACTGCGTGGATGGCAGAAAGAGTTACTCAAGCACACACTTGCCCGCCGTGAAGATGGCAGATTTCGCCACCGCACCGCCCTGGTCGGAATGTCTAGGAAGAATGGCAAGAGCGCATTGGCAGCATCAATGGGCCTTGCTGGTTTAACACTTGGCGGCAACGGTTCAGAGATTTATTCTTGCGCAGCAGACCGCGACCAGGCACGAATCGTGTTTGGTACTGCAAAGCGAATGATTGAGTTAGATGAAGAACTATCTTCAATGTTCACGCTTTACCGCGATGCAATCGAATTCAAAGATAAAGGCAGCGTGTACCGCGTACTATCTGCCGAAGCATATTCAAAAGAAGGTTTGAATCCTTCCCCGCTTGTTATCTTTGATGAAGTCCACGCCCAACCTTCTTGGGAACTTTGGAATGTTCTTAGCCTTGCTGGTGGTGCGCGTGCTGATTCACTTCTCTTGGGCATCACAACTGCAGGCGTTAAGACACAAAGCAACGGCCAAGATTCTCTTTGCTACTCGCTTTACCAATACGGCCAACAGGTTGTAAAGGGTGAGAAGAAGGACCCATCATTTTTCTTTTCTTGGTGGGAGCCAACACAACCTGAAGCCGATCACCGTGACCAAGCACTTTGGCTTGAATCAAATCCAGGGTATAACGATTTGCTGGATGCAGAGGAAATTGCATCGGCAGTTTTGCGTACACCTGAAGCTGAATTTAGAACCAAGCGCCTTAATTGTTGGGTAAGCACTTCAGTTGCATGGCTGCCAACAGGTGCTTGGGAAGCCCTAGAGGATAAAGATAGATTCCCTGAACCTGGTGAAGAAGTTATTTTGGCCTTTGATGGTGCCTTTTCAAATGACTCAACCGCCCTTGTCATGTGGTTATTGGGTGGCGAAAAGCCACACTTAATGGTTGTTGGCTTATGGGAACGCCCTGATGATGCTGAACAAGGCTGGCATATCCCGGTTGCTGAAGTTGAGCAAACAATTGTAGATACATTCCGCGATGAACGCTTCAATGTAAAAGAGATTGTCTTTGACCCTGCACGCTGGCAGCGAACATTTATGGTGTTGGATGAAGAAGGCTTGCCTGTTGTTTCATATCCCAACAGTGCGCAGAATATGGTTCCAGCAACACAAAAGTTTTATGAAGCCGTGGTCAATGAATCATTTACCCATGATGGAGATGAACGACTTGCCCGCCATATTGCCAACTGCGTAACAAAACAATCTAGCCGTGGTGTTATGGTTGCAAAGGCAAGTAGCCGCCGTAAGGTGGATGCCGCCGTTGCTTCAATCTTTGGTTATGATCGTGCTACTCAACCAGCCGAGCCACCAGCACCAGTTGCAAGATTCTTTTCAATTCAGGTATAGGGAGCATAATGAAGAAGATTGACCTATCAGTTGCAGTTGAAGTTGTGGGCGTAACGCTTGCAACAACTGGCCTTGCAATGATTTCAGTTCCATTAGCTTTAATTGTTGCAGGTGTTTTTCTAGTATGGATTACAGAGAAGGCTAACTAATGAGTTTATCAAAGCGTTTGGCAGGTACTGGAACAAAGCGTTCAGCCAACAATCAATACATCGAGCCTTTAATTCCAGGCAGACCAGCATTTTCAACCAACGCTGGTGTCATTGTTGATTCTGAAACTGCAATTCGTATGTCCACTGTTTATTCTTGCGTGCGCCTATTGGCAGACACAGTAAGTTCATTACCAGTCGGCGCTTATGTGCGCCGTGGTCGTAACCGCTTGCCATACTCAACTATTTATGGAGATCAACCTGCGTGGGTTTCAAGACCAAACCCTGAAACAACACGCCTTGAATTTTATGAGCAGATTGTTACCTCATTCAAACTTGAAGGCAATGCTTACATCCTGACAGTGCGCGATGATATGGGAGATGTTCAAGAACTCTATGTTTTGAATCCTCGCAATGTTCGCATTGAGCGCCTTAGAGCAGGCGAGCCACTGGTTTATTTTGTAAAGATTAAAGATTCAGAAGGCGTTTATGAACAACGCATGACAGACAAAGACCTTTTGCACATCCCTGATTTCCGTTTGCCTGGTGATCGTTATGGACTTTCACCAATTGGTGCCTGCCGTACAACGCTAGGCGCAGCAATGGCAGCCGATGTTTATGCCGCTTCATACTTTGGCAACGCTGCCAACCCAGGCGGTGTCGTTGAAGTGCCAGGTGAGTTAACTGAAGAACAGGCATCAGACATTGGCCGTGATTGGAACCTTACCCATACTGGCCCATACCGTGCTGGCAAGATTGGTATTCTTTCAGGCGGTGCAACATTCAAGCCACTAACAATTAACGCCCAAGATGCGCAGTTGTTAGACACTCGCCGTTTCTCAGTTGAAGAAATCGCTCGCATTTTCCGTGTTCCACTATCACTTCTTGGCCATCCAGTAGCGGGTGCAATGTCATTTGCATCAGTTGAAGCACAAAACCTTTCATTCGTTCAGCACTCATTGCGCCCAATCTTGGAGCGAATTGAGCAGTCACTATCAACACTGCTACCTGAACCTGACGGATTCATTCGTTTTAATCTTGATGCACTGTTGCGCGGTACAACTCTTGAGCGTTACGATGCTTACACAAAGGGATTGCGTGAAGGTTTTCTTTCACTCAATGATGTTCACGCTTACGAAGATATGGCACCAATTGAAAGCGGAGATCAATACCGCGTTCCATTGCAAAACATTGATGCAACAGATGCCAAAGATGTTGGCCTCAAGCTACGCACCGAAATCGCTGCTGCATTGATTCAAGTTGGCTTTGACCCAGCAGCAGTAACAAAGGCAGTTGGCCTACCTGATATGAAGCACACTGGCGTTCCATCTAGCCAATTGCAGCAAGTATCAACAATTGACCCAGCCGACCCAGCGGCCGTGTATGAGGTTAAGTAATGCCTTATTTTGTCAGCGATAAGCAAGCCGATTGTTCAGGATGGGCAACTGTTAAAGAAGAATCAGATGGCTCTTATACAACTCTTGCTTGTCACGACACAAAACAAGATGCAATAGATCAGATGGTTGCAGTTTCAATTGCTGAAGATATGGAACCAGGTGGAGAAGTTCGAGCAGTTGATTTAAGTGTTCCCGCATTTATTCGTGAGAACGCACAACGCGGTTTAGATTATCTCAAAGAAGGTTTCGGGGGAGATGGCTTAACCGAAGGCACAAAGCGTGAAGCACGCGAGATGGCTGCAGGTAGAGTAAGTGAAAACAAAGTTCGTAAGATGGCACCGTGGTTTGCACGCCATCAAGTAGATGGACAAGCACCAAAAAACAATAATCCGTCAGATGCTCAATATCCAGGCGCAGGTTTAGTTGCTTGGTTGTTGTGGGGTGGAGATTCCAACTTTTCTGATAGGGCGCAAAACTGGGCGCAACGCAAGATTGATGCACTAGATGCCGAAGCCGATTCAAGGAGCAAAATGAAAAAGATTGAACGCCGTACATTTACAGTGCGCGATGTTGAAGCAAGACAGGCCGAAGATGGCACAATGACACTTCGCGGATACGCAGCAGTGTTTGATGAGGCCAGCGTTCCACTGCCATTTATTGAGACAATCGCCCCTGGCGCGTTTCGTAAGACACTTAGCGAAACACCTGATGTGCGACTTCTTATCAACCACGAAGGTTTGCCACTAGCTCGCACAAAGAATGGCACTCTTACACTTACCGAAGATGATCGTGGTTTGTATATGGATGCAACAATTGCAGACACATCAGAGGGGCGCGACCTTTACAAGTTGGTTGAGCGCGGAGATGTTGACCAAATGAGTTTTGCTTTCCGTGTGATTCGTCAAAAATATAATGAAGATCGTTCCCAACGCACACTTACAGAGGTTTCACTTGCTGATGGTGATGTGTCGGTTGTTACATATCCTGCCTACCCAACAACTTCAGTTGAGGCGCGTGAGGCACTACGCAAAGCAATTGATGCAGTTAAAGAAGGCCGTGAAGTTACAGGCGAATCTTTAGTTGTTTTGAATACAATTTTTGAAGATTTAAGTGAAGGCCATGATTACATTATGCGTGCCGTTGAGATGATGGCAATGCTTACAGGTGCCGAAGGTGAAATTGAAGAAGAATCCCGCGAGCAGGTAGGCGATTATGTTGAATGGGATTCAAGCGGTGGCACTGCTAAAGGTCGCATTGAAAGAATTTTACAAGAAGGAACCCTTGACATACCAGGCACCGATTTCACAATTGAAGCCGAAGAAGATGACCCAGCCGTTTTGATTCGCGTTTATGAAGAATACCGCGATGGCTACCGAGCAACTGAAACTTTAGTTGGTCACAAAATGTCAGAGTTGCGTTACATTGATGCGCTACCTGAAGCTACTGAAGAAGAAGGTCGCAAGATTTCCCTGCGCCTAGCGCAAGCAATTATCAACAACACAAAATAAATTTCTGCTACACAAGTAGCAGAGCGAAGTCGGAGCAAATCCCACACCCTAAAAGCGCCGTGGAAAGCATTGCCACCACCTCAAAACAATTACAAACTCATTGGAGAAAAATGTCAAAGTCATATCTTGATGTAGCTCTTGAGCGCCGTGATGTAGTTAAGGCAGAAATGGATGCAGTTCTTGAGGCAGTAGCCGCAGAATCTCGCACCGACCTTACTGCAGAGGAAACCGATAAGGTTGATGCTCTTGTAGAAGAAGCACGCGCACTAGATGCAAAGATTGAAAAGTTCACAACACAAGCAGCAGCAGATGCAAAGGTTGCAGAAATGCGCTCATCTGTTGCAGCAGTAATCACACCTCGCGTTGGTGGCACATCAATCACACGCGAAGTTCGCACATACAACCCTGAAGCTGAAGTTTCATTCGTTAAGGATGTTTTCAACGCTCAGATTCGTGGAGATTACTCAGCACAAGAGCGCCTTGCTCGCCACACAAAGGAAGAATCAATCGAGCGCCGTGATGTTGGTACATCAAACTTCGCTGGATTAGTTGTTCCACAATACTTGGTTGACCTCGCTGCACCTTATGCACGCGCAGGCCGCCCAACTGCAGACTTTGCAACTGCAAAGCACACACTACCTGCTGCTGGAATGTCTCTTGAGATTTCCCGTATGACAACAGGTACATCAACTGCAGTTCAGGAAACTCAGAACACTGCAGTATCAGAAACTGATGCTGACGATACACTTTTGAGCATCCCAGTTCGTACAATCGCTGGACAACAGGACCTATCACGCCAGGCAATTGAGCGCGGAACAGGCATTGACACATTTGTTGTTGCTGACCTAATCCGTTCATGGCACACAACTGTTGATAATCAGGTTCTAAACGGAACAGGCTCAAACGGCCAGTTCAAGGGAATCGCAAACTCAGGTGGAAATGCAGTCACTTTCACTGCAACAACACCAACAGTTGCACTTCTATATCCAAAGTTGGCTGATGCAATTCAGCAAATTCAGTCAAATGTATTTGAAACACCAACTCACTGGATTATGCACCCACGCCGTCTAGCTTTCTTGCTAGCAGCAGTGGACACAACAGGCCGCCCATTAGTAGTTCCAACTGCAAATGGTCCAATGAACGCAACTGCAGCAGGTGCAGGCGTAGTTGGATACGGCAACTCAGGTTACTCAATGATGGGCTTGCCAATCATTGCTGATGCAAATGTTGTAACTAATCTTGGTGCAGCAACAAACCAAGATCAGATTTACTGCGTAGCAGCACCTGAAATGCACCTTTGGGAGCAGCCAGGATCACCATTCGCATTGTCATTTGATGCAACTGGTGCTTCATCTCTCACAATCAAGTCTGTTGTTTATGGATTTGGTGCTTTCTCTGCAGAGCGTTACCCACTAGCAGCCTCAATCATTTCAGGCACTGGTTTGGTAGCACCAACTTTCTAATCGAAAGTTAAAAATTGTAAGAGGCGGGTTTTTCTCCCCCGACTAACCCGCCTCTTACTTCTTAAATGATTCGGGGGAATCTATGAAGTCGGCACATAAAGTTTCAATTGGTAGTTGTGACCCAGGAACAGTTAATGGTGGGTTTGCATTTAGCTTGGTTCAGGTTGCTCAATCAAGATCAGCACGACTTGGCCCATTTATTAGAATCAAGGGTTCAGGGTTGCTTTCAAAGCAACGCAATCGTTTAGTAAAACAATTTTTAGAAACCAAATCTGATTGGTTACTAATGATGGATTCAGATGAGCAACTTTCTGTTGAAGCATTTGATAAATTGATTGAAGCCGCGCATGACAAAGAGCGCCCAGTTGTAGCAGGTTTGGTGTTTGCAAGTTTTGAAACAGGTTATCCGTACCCACAACCAGTGCCAACGATTTTTCAAGATGCCCCTGAAGGCTTCTTGCCGTTAAATAAGTACGATAAAGATTCAATTTTCCAAGTAGATGCAGCAGGTACTGGATGTTTGCTAATCCACCGAAGCGTTCTTGAAGCAATTAGAGCAGATGCCGACCCACACCAGGGGCAAGATTGGTGCTGGTTTTGGGATGGCCCAATCAACGGCGAATGGATAGGCGAAGATTTACAGTTTTGCCGCCGAGTTCGCTCACTAGGTTTTCCAATTTATGCCCACACTGGCGCGATACTTCCTCACTCAAAGAGTTATTGGCTAGATGATAGGCAGCACGATATATGGAACGCATAAAAAGAATTTTAAGAATTAAGGTAAAATCAAAGGAAACTGCTACGGCGATTCCACAACTGGAAAAGGCAATGCTTCCCAAAGTAGAAACGAGAATAAAGCGTGGCGATCACTAACGGTTACACGACACTCAATGATGTAAAGGCTGCGCTGAATCTTGAAGATTCAATGGACAATGCAGCCCTTGAAATGGCTATTGCAACCGCTTCACGCCAAATAGATGATTATTGTGGCCGTTTCTTTTATACAGATGGCACTCAGGGTGCGCCAGCAACTCGTTATTACACCCCAACCGACTATTACATTTTGCCAGTTGATGATTTTGTGAGCATCAGCGAGATTGCAACAGATGATAATTTTGATCGCACCTATGGCTCAGTGTGGACGGCTGACGATTCAATGTTTGAACCAGTCAATAATCCTTCACGCGGTTGGCCAATGTCTCGTATTTTGGCAGTTGGCTCTTATGTATTCCCCTGGAACTTGCCACAATCAGTACGCGTTAAAGGTATTTTTGGATGGTCAGCGGTGCCTTTTGAGGTAAAGACTGCTGCAAAAATTCAAGCATCTCGCCTGTTCTTGCGTAACCAGTCACCATTTGGAATTGCTGGAAATACAGATTTAGGAACAGTGCGTTTGGCTGCAAAGCTAGATGCTGATGTTGAGGCGGTACTGCGCCCATTGCGTAAGAACAATGGCTTGGCTAAGTAATGTTACCTAGTGAGGTCAGAAACGGCTTAAAAGCCAACCTAGAGGCGATTCAGGGTATGCGGGTTTATGAACTCATCCCAAGTACGCCAGTAGCACCAGCAGCCATTGTTGGCCAGTTGGATTTCACCTTTGATTTGAATAATGCCCGTGGTTTAGACCAGGCAAACCTTGATGTTGTTGTTTTGGTCCAGCGCTTTACAGAGCGTTCAGGCCAAAATGATCTTGATAAGTACCTCGCAGGTAGCGGGGATTACTCAATCAAGGCAGCGATTGAATCCGATTTGACACTTGGCGGTGCCTGTAGCACTTTGCGCGTTACATCTGCAGAGGCTGGCACTTATGTTGCAGGTGAAATTGAATTTCTTTCATACCGTTACCGTCTCACCGTTTGGGGATAAGGAGAAAAATGAGCTACACAGTTACCTCAAATAATTTTGAGGCGAAGAAAAAGGGAGAAACAATCTCCGACAAAGAATTGCTTGAACTTGGGCTAAACGCTGAAGCACTTGTTGCTGGCGATCACCTAAAAAGCAATGCGCCAACTAAACCAGCAACAGAAAAGGAAGCCGAATAATGGCCCGTACAGTTCTTACAGATGCATCCGTTGTAATCAATGGAATTAACTTAAGCGAATTTATTACCAGTGTGGCACTTTCAACCAGCGAAGATGTGGTTGACACAACTGGAATGTCTAGCTCTGGTGCGCGTACTCGTATCAGTGGGCTTGCTGATAACTCAGTGACATTTGAATTTAATCAGGATTTTGCAACATCAGGTCCTGAAATAACAATCAACGCAGTAGGTTCTTCACTGGTTGGAACAGTCACAACTTGTGTTATCAAGCCAACATCAGCAGCAGTTGGTGCCGCAAATCCAAGTTATACATTCTCAGCCTTGTGCGCCGAATGGCAACCACTTTCAGGTGCAGTTGGTGAACTTGCAACAATCTCTGCAACTTGGCCAATCTCAGGTGCTATCACAAAGGCGATTGCATAAATGGCACGCATTGTATTAACAAATGCCTATGTCTTGTATGCAAGCAATGACATTTCGCAATATGTCACATCAGTTGCACTTTCATCAAGCGTTGATGTGGTTGACACCACCGGGCTTGGCTCGTCAGCTCGTACACGCGTTGGTGGATTGTTTGACAATCAACTAACTGTTGAGTTCAATCAAGATTTTGCAGATAATGCCCTTGAAGAACTTATCAATGGCACATCACTTGCAACATCAACTGTTGGAACTGCCGTGGCAATGGAAATTCGCCCAGTCAACACAACAGTAAGTGCCAGCAATCCAAAATACACATTTAATGCTTTGATTGCTGAATGGCAGCCACTTTCAGGTGCCGTTGGTGAGTTAGTAACGGCAAGTGTGACTTGGCCAATTTCAGGTGCAATTACAAAAGCAATCTCATAATCAACTAAGGGGGAAAAGATGGATGGATTAGCAGTAAAAGTAAAGACAACCGAAGGTGTTGAGGTGTCCTACAAACTGACACCTCGTATCATTGTTGCATTTGAACAACAGTTTGGTGCAGGGATGCCTAAACTTTTGGGAGAGCAACAAAAAATTGAACACATCTATTGGTTGGCTTGGAAAGCAATGCAGGTAAATGGAGTTGTGGTTAAACTTTTTGGCCCTGAATTCTTAGACACTATTATTTCTGCCGAATTGGACAGTGATAGTTCTTTCGAATCCACCGCAACAGTTTAACCTATACGATTGCAGCCGTTGCGGTTGAAACTGGTATTCCTGTAAGTGATTTGTTAGATGCGCCTGATGGAATTCTTGAAGCAATCACGATTTATATGAAGGAACGAGCTAAAGCCAATGGCTGAAGAAGTAATTGTTCTATCAGGTATCAAAGAAACTCTTGATGCACTTAAAGAATTTGATAAAGATGCGGTTAAACGCTTCAATAAAGTTATCAATAATGAATTAAGAGGCGCAGAGCGTGATGCTAAAGGTTTAATCAGCGAAGAACCGCCGATGAGTGGTTGGAGTAAATCCGATGCGGCTAAACCCCGCAAAACCACTCGCGGTGGTGCTGGTTGGCCTGGATGGAACGCTGGCGAAATTAAATCAAAAATCACTAAAACAAAAGCCCAGGGCAAAGTTCGTGGTGATTACACAACAAGTGCTGGTGCATTGCTTAATAAGTCTGCAGCAGGTGCAATCTTTGAAACGGCTGGCCGTAAAAGTAAGGCAGGATTTGGCGGTGGTTCAAGTCAGCAATTTCTTAGAACAATCGGCAACAGATTCGGCAAGGCTTCGCGTGTAGTATGGCGCGTTGTAGATAAAGACAGAGCAAGAATTGAAGAAAATGTAGCGCGTGCGCTTGAACAAGCAAAAACCGATCTACAGAAACATCTACAGGGAGAGCGAGCTAAATAAATGGCAGTTGGCGCAGTTGTAGCCCGCATCCTCACCCAGTATTCTGATAAAGGCTCAAAGGCTGCTCAAAAAGATATTAACAAACTTGGTAAAAACATTGATAAATTTGCCAAGAAATCTGCAAAAGCATTTGGAGTTGCTGCCCTTGCATCTGCAGCGTTTGCGGCAAAAATTGGCAAGGATGCAGTTCAAGGCGCAATAGAAGATCAAAAGCAACAGATTGCCCTCGCTACTGCCTTGCGTAATACAACAGGTGCAACCGATGAAGCTATTGCAGCAACTGTTACCTACCTTGACAAATTAGAATTATTAGTTGGCGTTGATAACAATCAGTTGATTCCTTCTTTGCAGATTTTGACTCAGGCAACCAAAGATGTAACAGTTGCTCAACAATTGCAGTCTCTTGCTTTAGATATTTCTGCAGGCACAACAAAAGATTTAGGCGCAGTTTCAATTGCGCTTGCAAAGGCCATTGGTGGCAATGTTGGTGCTTTGACAAAACTTGGCGTTCCGCTTGATGCCGCTGCGGTAAAGTCAAAAGACCTTAACGCAATTTTGAAATCTCTTGGAGCGACTTTCAAAGGACAGGCTGAAAAGCGTGCAGAAACTTTAGAATTTAGATTGATAAAACTTCAATTAGCATTTAATCAAATTCTTGATAAATTAGGATATGCCCTAATTCCAGTTTTGGAAAAGTTTGCAAATGTTGTAACTACAAAGATTTTGCCTGCAATCAATGATTTTGTTGAAACAAATCAAAAGCAACTTGTTGCTTCCTTTCAACTTGCAACAGATTTTGCAGTAAAGTTATTATTTGCTGCAGTTGCCTTTTCAGACTGGTGCGCAAACAATATGGGCATTGTTAAGAGTATGGCAGCCCTAATTGCTGGAATGTTTGTTGTTGGTCGAATTGCCGCTTTTATTACTGCAATCCAGGGAATTATTGGCGTAATGAAGTTATTAAAAACAACTGCAATTGGAGCAGCAATTGCAAACGCATTTGCAACATCAGGTGTAAGCATTGCATTAGGAGCCGCTGCACTTGCAACAGTTGGGCTTGGTGCTTATACAGTTAACAATATGTTGAAGCCCGATGCCGTGGCTGGTGGCAAAAAAGGAGTTAGTCCTCGTGGTAATACTAATAATCGTGATTTTAGTATTACTCCTTACTCACCTGTTACAAATGCTCTTGATGATTTTACCGCTGGACTTAATAAAGCAACAAAAGCAACAAAAGATAGTAAGAAATTGCAAGATGCAATTACTGCCGAAGCGGTACGCCAAAACTTAGCCCGCCAAAAGTCACTTTCAGGTTCAACTGCTCTTGCAGTTGGTCAAGGTGGCAAACTCTATATGCCAAAAAGCGGTGTCAATGTAATTGTTAACAATGCAGGTTCAGTAATCACTCAAGAAAATCTTGTAACAAGTATTGTGAACGGCATTGAAAGAACAACTCGCCGTAGCTTTGGAACTGTTGGAGCGTTTGACATACTATGACGGCCTTTGATGGAGTAACTACACCTTCGATAGCAGTTCAATTTCTAAAAAGCGGAACTTGGACTTCAGCAACAACCACCGATGTTATTCAAATTGATATTCGCCGTGGGCGCACTCGTCAAAGTGAACGAGATCAAAGCGGGATTTCAGTTATTGTTTTTAATAACACAAGCGGTTATTACGACCCTGATAACACATCTGCATCTAGTCCGTGGGTAGTCTCAGGTGCAAGCATCCTTCGTGATGGCTTACAAATGCGAGTTATGGCCACAATTGGTGGCACTTCATACGCGCTTTACTACGGCTTTCTTGAAGAAACTAAAGTTGATCAGGGCGAAGCACCTACATCTACAATGACTTTTGTTGATGGGATTGCCTACATCGCCGATGCCCAGGCACCAGCACTGGCAGCAGCAGCAAATGCCGAGACTGCAGCCACACGCGTTGGGCGTATGCTCGATATTGTGGGCTGGCCAAGTGGGGCTTCACGCTCTTTGACTGGCACTGTCGGTATGCTGGCAACCGTTCAAAATCGCTCTTGTATGGCGCTGATTTACCAGGCAGTTGATGCTATTGCCGGGCGTTTCTACATCTCACGCAGCGGTGTTGCAACTCTTGTGCCATTAGCCGATAAGTTCAGCCGACCAACTCAATTACTTTTTACCGACAATCAGGCAAGCAACACTGTTAGTTATATGCAACTTTTAACTAACCCTGGCACTTACTATGTAGTAAATCAGGCAGTTATTAGCCGTACCAATACAACTAAGCAATACACATCACAATATAATCCTAGTGTTAGCGCTTATGGAATTGCTAAAACTGTTCTTGATGCGCCAGTTGCCACTGATTCAAACGCTCAAAATTTAGCTTTGTATGAATCACGCAAGTTAGCAACACCTGATACCTATGTGGAGCGCATTGATTTTAATGCTTTGTCAGTTGGCACTTATGGCTTGCTTTATCCTGACTTTTTAGCAACAGAATTGGCAGATCAGGTAAGCGTTGTACGCACAACCTATGATGGTCGCACTATTCAATGGAACCTTGTGGTTGAAGGTATGGGTCATACTATTACTCAAAACAATTGGCTTGTGTCTTACACAACTTCAGCCATCAACCCATATTCAATTACAATTTAGGGGGTAGCAGATGCCATTGTGTCCACAAATCACCAATACCCCCATTACCGTAACTCTTACGGCTGATTTTACTGTTACAAATGTGGTGCCAGTATTACCTGCAAACACAGAACAACTAGCAGCACTTGATGCTGAAGTTGCAGCAGCAGATGCGGCAGCAGCAGCAGCAGTAGTAACTGCCAACGCAGCAGCAGCAACTGCAGGCGCAGCCCAAAGCACCGCTAATACGGCTCTTGCCAATGCTGCAACTGCCTATAGCGCAGCAATTGGTTCTTTGCAACCAAGTGCAAACACAATTGTTAATGCTTCAAATCAAATGACTGCGATTGCAGCCAATGGCATCACAGTTTATTCAGGTTCATCCCCATCAAGCGGTGCGCGTGTTGTTCTTAACTCAACTGGCCTTGCTGGTTTCAACTCAGGTGGCACTGCAACTTTCTCTGTAAGCGCATCAACAGGTGCAGCAGTATTTTCAGGCAGTGTCACAGGCGCAACCATTACAGGTGGAACACTCAACATTGCTGGCAATGCCATCATTGATGCAAGCGGTTTATTGACTGCAACAGGTGCAACAATCACAGGTGCTATCAACGCAACTTCAGGTTACTTTGGAACTGTTAGCAATGGTTTTTCAATTAGCTCTACAGGACTTGTTGGTGTTGGTGCTGGCACCATTGTTGGTGGCGCTATCTCAGGCACAACCTTTACCAACGGCAGCACATTTTCTGTTACAAGTGCAGGTGTATTAACTGCCACATCAGGCACAATTGGTGGATTCACCCTTTCAGCAAGTTCCATATTCTCAAGCACAAACTTAGTGATACAAACATCGGGAACAATTACTGGTGGCAACTCATCAACAATCTTTTATGGATTCGCCAATATCGGTGGTGGCGCAGTAACAGGTGAGCGTTTGATTGTCGCTGGCACATCTGCCTTAAACGGCAACACAGGCGTTCTAGGAAATCTAAGCGTTACCAACAGTGCAACATTCGGCGCAATCACACAACAGTTTGAGTTCTTGTCCTCAACTGGCAATGTACGCGTTGCTTCAACATACGGCAATGCCGTTTCAGGCAGATCAATGCAAATCTCTAGTTCGGGATTGTATGGAACTACTGCATCTACTCGCCGCAAGAAGCATGAAATTGAATCCTATTCAATAGATTCTGCCGCATTGTTAAATCTTGATGTTAAAACTTTCAAATATAACCCTGACATAGATGAAGCACAAAGCGTTCAATATGGTTTTATTGCTGAAGAAGCACAAGAACTAGGATTAGATGAGTTGATTCAATATGACTCAACAGGCGTTCCTGATTACTTTGCATACGAAAAATTGCCAATTTTCTTGCTGCAACTTATTAAAGAACTTAAAGCTGAAATAGACACACTCAAGGGGGAATAATGGAAAAAGAAATAGACATTCAGGCAGTGCTAAAGGCAATGCGTGAAATCATCGGAAACCAAGCACAAGAAATTGCAATCCTCAAAGCAACACTTGAGGCATCAACTAACTCATAACGGGAGAACCGCGCAAATGACACCAGCAAACTGGGCAGGCTTAATCGTATCTATCATTGCAATCGTAAGTGGATTTGCAGGGGCAATTCGATGGCTTGTAAAGCATTACCTCAACGAACTCAAGCCCAACGGGGGCAGTTCGCTCAAGGATTCCGTTTCGAGATTAGAAACTCAAATGCAAATTGTGCTTGACCTATTGGCAAAGAAGTGAAGGCAAAACCAGCGGCAGTGGCAGTGCTACGCCAAGCCACGGCCTTGAGGCCATTGCGAAAAAAACTATCAGATGGCCTATTGCCATCTGCTGCCCACCAGGTTCAAAATCCAAAGTCAGATCATAATACTGGCCTAGCCGTGGACTTGACCCACGACCCTAAGAACGGCATTGATTGTGCCAACATATTTGAGCAGTTGAAAGATGATAAGCGCGTTGATTACTTAATTTTCAACGGCAAGATTTGGTCAAAGGCAAGAGCTAAAGAAGGCAACCGCAAATACACAGGTTCAAACCAGCACAACAAGCACCTTCATATTTCAATCAAGGCAGAGTTTGCCAATGAAACTTCACCGTGGTTTTGGTGGATGAACCAGCCTAAAATAATTACACAACTTGGTGCTAAAATCGTACCGATTCCTGCTAAAAAAGCATACAAAGCCGAAGTTTGCACTTGTTGCAAAGTCCACGGCAAGAAATAAGGGAGCAATCAAATGGAACAATTCAAGCAAATCGCATTAACTTGGTTTCGCGCTGCTGCTGCATCTGCCGTAGCCCTATACCTTGCTGGCGAGACTGATTTAAAAACTCTTGGATATGCCGCCCTTGCTGGCGCTGCTGGTCCAATCCTCAAGTGGCTAGATGCTTCAGCCGTAGATTTTGGCAGAGGCTCAAAGTAACCCACCCCTTAAATTTTGGAGTAAATAAATGGCAGGCAGTTTTGATTTTACGATTGAACAAGGGGCAACTTTCAATCTTCTTATGACTTGGAGAATTGACAATGTAGCAGTGAACCTTACTGGTTACACTGCCCGCCTACAGGCACGCATTGATGTTGATGAAACTGACACAATCCTCTCACTTACAACAGGTGCTGGAATTACTCTTGGCGGTGCTGCTGGCACAATCAGCTTAGATCAAACTGCAACACAAACTGCCCTATTACCAAAGGGTGAGTATGTCTATGACTTAGAACTGCAATCAAGCGGTGGCATCGTCACCCGCTTACTACAAGGTGAACTTAACATTTCTGCAGAGGTGACTCGATAATGGCCACAAGCGTTGTAACGATTAACACTGAAGATATTGATGTCACTATCTCTAATGCACAAGGTCCACAAGGTCCAGGCGGTGCCACTGGTCCAACAGGGCCTGCAGGTGCTACAGGGCCTGCGGGTGTAACTGGTGCGACTGGTGTAACTGGTCCAGTTGGTGCAACTGGTGCTACAGGTGCAACTGGACCCGTAGGTGCTACTGGTGCAATTGGTTCAACAGGTGTAACTGGACCCGTTGGTTCAACTGGCCCTGTTGGTGCAACTGGTCCAGTAGGTGCTACAGGTTCTACAGGTGTTGAAGGTCCAACTGGTGCTACAGGTCCACAAGGTATTCAAGGAATTCAAGGTATTCAAGGCGTAGTTGGTGCAACAGGTGCTACTGGTATTCAGGGCGATGTTGGTGCAACAGGTCCTCAAGGTATTCAAGGTGTAGTAGGTGCAACGGGTGCTACAGGTCCTCAAGGTTTGACAGGTCCTACTGGTGCAACAGGTGTAAGCGGTGCAGATTCAACCGTTCCTGGCCCTACTGGTGCAATCGGTGCTACTGGTGCAACTGGTCCAATCGGGGCAACAGGTGCAAGCGGTGCGGTAGGTGCAACTGGTGATACAGGTGCTACTGGAGCTACAGGTGCTACTGGTCCAATCGGTGCTACTGGCGCAACAGGTGCAGCCTCAACAACACCTGGACCAACAGGTGCAACAGGGCCTGCAGGTGCCGATGGTGGTTCAGCCAACATTTTTGATTATGCAGCAGATACTTCAAGCACAACTGGCAGACCAGGTGCAGGTGATATTCGTTGGGGTAATGCAACTCAAATAAACTCAACTCGTATCAACATTGATCACATTGACGATACAGGCGATGATATTGATTTCTTGCTTGCATTATTAAAGGAAAACGATTTTCTTATTATTCAAGACCGAGATGTAAGCCAAAACTTCCAAAAGTTTAAGATTACAGGCGCATTAACAATTCAAACAGGCTATGTTGAAGTTCCAGTAGTTCTTGATTCATCAGGTGGAACTGGCACAACTAACTTTACAAACTTTCAGCTTTTAGTGCTTGTCACAATTGCAACTGGTTTAACAGGTGCTACAGGTGCGACTGGCCCGCAAGGTGCAACAGGTGCAACTGGACCTGTAGGTGCAACTGGTGATACAGGTGCTACTGGCGCAATCGGTGCTACTGGACCAGTCGGTGCAACAGGTGTTACAGGTGCAGTTGGCGCAACTGGCGTAGTAGGTCCGACAGGGCCAATTGGCGCTACAGGGCCACAAGGCGTTCAAGGCGATGTTGGTGCCACTGGCGCAGTCGGTGTAAGCGGGGCAGTTGGTGCAACAGGTGTAGTTGGTGCAACAGGGCCACAAGGTATTCAAGGCGATGTTGGAGCAACAGGATCAGTTGGTGCCACGGGTGCAACTGGACCGCAAGGAATTCAAGGCATCCAGGGTGATGTTGGAGTAACTGGACCTATCGGTGCTACTGGACCTGTTGGTGCTACTGGACCTCAAGGAGTTACAGGCGATGTTGGACCTACTGGTGTTATTGGTGCAACTGGACCGATAGGTGCTACTGGACCTACTGGCGGAACTGGACCTGCGGGAGCAACTGGAGCAACTGGAGCCACTGGACCCGCTGGCGAAAATGCTGCTGCATATATTGTGGATTATCTTGATGGTGGTTCTTCATCAATAAATCCCGACATTATTTACAATTCAGGAACTTCATCAACTTCAACTTGGACCTATACTATTGATGCGGGTGGCGCATCAGTTTCTTTCTAACAATTAAGAAAAGGCAAAAATGACATCAAGACTACAAAACCGCCGCGATACTGCGGCAAATTGGACAAGCAATAATCCAACACTTGCTGCTGGCGAAATTGGACTTGAAACTGACACCGCAAAATACAAAATAGGTGATGGTGCAACTGCCTGGAACTCATTGGCTTATGCCTACACTGCAGGTGCTGCTGGCGCAACGGGTCCGACAGGACCTTCAGGTGCAACTGGACCGACTGGTGTTGTTGGTGCTACTGGTGTTACTGGCGCAACTGGTGTTGGCGCAACTGGACCTACAGGTGTCACAGGTGCAACAGGACCTACTGGTGTCACTGGCGCTACAGGTGCTACTGGTGCTGGTGGTGTTGAAGCCGTTAACGCGCAAACTGGAACAACTTATACTTTTGTTTTGACTGACAAAGATGATCTTGTTACTGCATCTAATGCTTCAGCTCAAACTTACACAATTCCATTGAACTCATCTGTTGCCTTCCCAACTGGCAGCCTTGTCAACCTTATTCAAATCGGTGCAGGTCAAGTAACAATTGCTGCTACAGGTGGTGTGACACTTGCTTCAACTGGAGCAACTTCAGCTTCGCCTAAGACAAGAGCGCAGTATTCAGTCATTACTTTGATTAAGGCTGGAACTGACTCATGGTATGCGACAGGTGACATTGCCTAATGCCAATTCTAGGTGTGATTGCCTCACAAATCTCAGGCCGTCTTTTTGCACCTAGCGGTGCTTATGACTCTATTGCCACGGCAACGGTTAGCAATGGAACAACTCAAACAATAACATTTTCTTCTATTCCTGCAACTTATACACATTTGCAATTGCGATATATTATTAGAACAGATAGAAGCGATGCTAATGCAGACCATATTGGTATGAGATTTAACTCTGATACTGGTAGCAATTACTATCGCCACAGATTTGAAACAGAAGATGCGGGTGGAATTAGTGCTGGTGCTAGTACTGGAACAGATGCTCAGTATCACTTTATGGCTGCATCAGCGTTGTGCACATCTGGTGTCTTTGGCAGTGGTGTTGTAGATATTCTTGATTATGCTAACACTTCTAAAAATAAAACTACTAAAAGCCTGTGTGGTGTTATGGATTCAACGGCTAAAAACTTTATAGGTTTTGAAGGTTCTATGTGGAACAATACTGCTGCCATAAATACAATAGCCTTGAAGGTTAATTATGGAACTTACTATGCTATCGGTTCAACAATTGCATTATATGGAATTAAGGGAGCATAACAATGGCTGCGGGAAATACATACGAAGCAATTTCAACTACTACCATTAGTAGTTCAACTGCAACTATTACTTTATCATCAATCCCAGCCACCTATACTGATTTAATCTTAATAACTACCGCAAAGATAAGTGGCACAGCAGATATGTGGATTAGAGTCAATGGAGACAGTGGTTCCAATTATCAATATGCAGTATTAACAGGTGATGGAAGTTCCACTGGCGCACCAAAAGGCTCAGGTCAATCACAAGGGCTTTTAACAGACTGGAATGGTACTCCTACTACTGATAATACTCATCTTGCTATTTGTCAGTTCAATAATTATTCAACTACCGTTCATTTTAAAAATGTAATTTCAAGAGCTAATAGAGTAGTAAGCGGTGTGGATTTTATTGTAAGTACTTGGAGAAGCACTGATGCAATTACAAGTTTAACTTTGCGATTTAGTGGCGCACAAACTTTTGACGCAGATACAGTTGTATCTCTATACGGAATTAAGGCGGCATGACTATGGCGGCAAATTATGTACTCCTAGAAAAAGTTGTAGTTGGCGCAGTAAATGCAACCAGTGTTACTTTTACCAACATTCCACAAACTGGATACACTGATTTAGTTGTAAAAATGTGTGCAAAAACTAATCGCACTTATGGTGAAGATCAATTTATTGCTAGATTTAATCTTGATACTGGAAACAATTATGCCTCAAGATACATACAGATTTACGATGGTTCTGTATCATCTACTTCTATAAGTGGCACTAATACTGCAACATTTGGTATGATTTCTGATGCTGGCAATGCTGCTAATTCATTTGGAAATGCTGAACTTTATATTCCAAATTATACTCGTGCTACTCATAAACCTATATCTACTGATTCAGTAACAGGTGGCAATGCTTCACCCGTAGGAATGAGACTTACTGCCTCATCGTGGAGTAATACTGCTGGAATTACTTCAATTTTTTTAGATGCGGCAAATGGTACCGAGTTTAAGCAATACTCAACCTTCTACCTCTACGGCGTAGCAAAGCTAGGCACTACACCTGCCATATCTCCATACGCAACAGGTGGCGATACCATTATGACTGACGGTACTTACTGGTACCACGCTTTCCTTTCATCAGGAACATTTACTCCTGCTAAAGCACTGTCTTGTGACTACCTTGTAGTTGCGGGCGGCGGTGGTGGTGGTAATGGCGCATCATCAGGCGGTGGTGGTGGTGCTGGTGGTTATTTGACTTCAACTGGTTACTCAACCAGTGCTTCTACTAATTACACAGTGACTATCGGTGCTGGCGGTGTTGGTTCGGCTAATGACGGAACTCAAGGCAGTAATTCTGTATTTGCAACCATTACTTCTACTGGTGGCGGTTATGGCGGTAGAGGTGGAAATAATGGAGTTACTAGTGGTGGTGCTGGTGGATCAGGTGGTGGTGCTGGCGGTTCAGGTGCCAGTGGTGCTGGTTCAGGTTTTATAGGCGGTGCCGCCTCTCCTTCAGGACAAGGAAACGCTGGTGGTAATGGTGCATCAGGCGGAACTTATTATGGTGCAGGCGGTGGTGGTGGTGCTGGTGCGGTTGGTGTTGCTGCTATTACCGTTACTGGTGGTAGTGGTGGTGCAGGACTTAATACTTTATCTTCTTGGTTCTCTACAACTGGAACTGGTGCAAGTGGCTATGTTGCAGGTGGCGGTGGTGGTGGAACTAACGAAACAAATACTGGTTACGGACTTGGTGGCTCAGGTGGTGGTGGTAGAGCAGGTTATTGGAGTGGAAGCGCACAAATTCAACCTGTTGCAGGAACTGCCAATACAGGTGGCGGTGGTGGCGGTGGTGGCTCTAGTAACATAAACGGAGCATCAGGCGGTTCAGGTCTAGTAATTGTGAGGTATGCAGTATGAGTCATTGGGCGCAGATAGACGATAACAATATCGTTACACAGGTTCTAGTAGGACCTAACTACGGAGATGAAGGCGAAGCCTTCTTCAACGCACTTGGCGGTACTTGGGTCAAGACAAGTTACAACGGCAATATCAGAAAGAACTATGCAGGTATTGGTTATTCATACTGGCCTGACTTAGATGCTTTTGTTGCACCTAAATGCCACGATGAAGCGGTACTAGATGAAGAAACTGCGCAATGGATTTGCACAAACTCTGATCACGAACTAGCAAAGGAAATGAACTAATGTCAGAAATACTTACAAAGATTGTTGTTGATTGCTCAACTGGAGTTGTAGCAGAAATTCCTCTTACTGGCGAAGAAATCGCTCAACGCGAGGTGGATGCGGCTCAAGCTGAATCTGAGCGTGTTGCTGCAGAGGCAGAGGCTATCGCTAAGGCAACACAAAAGGCTGAACTTCTTGCCAAATTAGGCATTACAGAGGACGAAGCCAAACTACTTCTTGGCTAATTAACAGATTCGGGGGAATCAATGCGCTTTCATATCGTGGCGTTGCCACACACACAGGTAACAAAAGAGTTCGCAGGGTGCGCCTTTACGGAAAAGGTGCGCCGATTCTGCATAATGATGCACAATCTAGGCCACGAAGTATTCCTTTATGCTGGCGAAGAAGTTGAAGCACCTGTCAGCGAGCTAATTACCTGCGTGAGCGAAACAGATCGAGCAGAGGCAGTAAAGGTTGTGCCTCACTACACCCAGTTCCCCTTTGACGGGTGGCTTTGGGATAAGTTCAATGCAAAGGCGATTAAAGAAATTGGCCAGCGGATTGAGAAGCAAGATTTCATTTGTCTCATCGGTGGCAGCGCACAAAAGCCAATTGCCGATGCCTTCCCAGCGCATACTGCGGTGGAGTTTGGCGTTGGCTACGGCGGTGTGTTTGCCAAGTTTCGAGTCTTTGAATCGTATGCCTGGATGCACTCAATCTATGCAGGGTGGAAAAACCCAACAACTGCCGATGGCCAGTTCTACGATGCGGTAATTCCTGGGTATTTAGAACCTGAAATGTTCCCAATGGGCGATGGTTTAGGCGATGAAAATGGCGAGTATTACCTGTTTATTGGTCGGTTAATTGACCGAAAAGGCTACCGAATTGCCCAAGAAGTGTGCCAAAGATTAGGCAAGCGATTGATTTTGGCTGGTCCTGGCGAGCAATCAGGATACGGCGAGTTCGTTGGATCAGTAGGACCTGCCCAACGCGCAGAGTTAATGGGCGGTGCGATAGCAACATTTGCCCCAACTCTCTATGTAGAACCTTTTGGCAATGTAGTTATCGAATCTCAGGCTTGCGGTACCCCAACAATCACAACTGATTGGGGCGCTTTTACTGAAAATAACCCTTCAATCTCAGGGTTTAGATGCCGTACTTTGGCTGAATTTATCCAGGCAGCCGAGGATGTAAAGCAACTTGACCGCGAGCAAGTGCGCAATCGGGCAGTTTCCACCTACAACCTTGATACTATCGGCCTTCAATACGAGGCATACTTTCAGCGACTTTTGACCCTTTGGGGTGATGGCTGGTATCAAATGGGGGAAATTGATGGATAGAGGCGAAGTTTTAGATGAGGCCAAGCGCCTTACATACGGTGAACGCAATGTTTCTTATGATAATCCGCGTATTAACCATCGGCGCATTGGCGTAATTTTAGGAATTGTTTTAGAACGATATGTTGAAAGTGCAAAGCCGGGCGATCCTGTTCCACCTGAAATTACAGCTTTATGTATGGCTGCAATGAAACTTGCTAGGTTATCTGCAAAACCAAATCATCTTGATAGTGCAATTGATTTGGCGGCTTATAGCGCCATTTGCGCTGAACTTGCTTCACATATAGATTAACTTTAGGCGCGAAATCGCCCCCATAAACGAAACCCCGCCACCTGCCGTTCCAGGTAGCGGGGTTTCGTTGCTTTTAATTTAATCTTTCAAATAATCCTGCAATGCAAGAATCACAATCTTTGTAACAGTAAAGTGATTGGCCTTTGCCTTTACCTTTACTGCCAGCCAAAGTTCTTCAGGAACGCGGATTGAACGCAATGGTGTCATAGAACCACGCACTGACTCATTGAACCCCAACACCAGCCAAGAAACTCTGCGCTAGGAGCATCAATGCCAACCCACCAAAGATTTGCAGAAACCTGCCAAATCAGAATCACGCCAATCAAGATTGCAACTGCTCGTAATTGCTTGCCACGCTTTGTAATCATTAGATTTGCTGCAATTCCTGAATAAAGGCAATGGCAAGTGCAGAGTTCACAATTGCCCTGCGTAGTGATTGCTTCATCTCGTCAAAATCACCTGACTCTGATGCGGTGTTTATATCACGGCTGATTGCATACATATTATCTGCTACTTCAATTACTAGATTCTTCATTGCACCCATCTTAGTTATTCTCCAATTCTCGTTCAATTTTGACTAATTCGGCAACAATCTCCAAATGGAAATTGCGTTGGTTTTCATCACCATCACGGCGTAATTCGGCAACTTGCTCAAGATGCCAGTTTGTAATCTCTTGAAGATTCATACTAGACACATCCCTAGAATGTGAAACTCGTTGATTGATTTGATTGCTTCTTTCTTTGTCGGTGCATCTTCAACAATAAAACAATCAAACCAATTTGGAATCCAATGATTATTTACAAATTGGCAATCATCCTTTTTGTAAGCATCCCAACCTTCATTGTGTTTCCAATACACAACCTCACAACATTTCTTTTTCATTATGCACCTGCCTTTACTTTTAGTTGCCAGCGATTATTGCAAGTTTGGCAAATGTGAATGTCTTTGCCTTGAATTAAGACAATGAATTTGCTGATGCGCTTTGCGCAGAATCCACACTTCATTATGCACCTGCCTTCATTGTGTTGTAAGGATGATTTGGTGAATTCCACGGAACGCAAGTTTCGCAAACTAGATTCTCGCCACCTAAAAGATGCGTGTAATAAGCACACCAAGTTCCAAGTGGTGTGCGATGTTTAATTGCTTGTGGCTTTGCTTTTATTGCGCAGATTAAATACATCCCTGCGTGTTCATCGCAAAGAACATCTCCATTATCGGAAACCCATAGGCGGTTGCTCATATTAGTTACCTGCCTTTGAATTAGTCAAAGTTTGTGGCCAACTAAAATGTGCTGGTTGCTTGTGAGAATTGATGATGCGATTTAAATCGCGGTCAATTTTTTTATCATCTTCTTGATTTGTCCAGCAAGCACCATATTCAAAAGTTAATAATGCAGAAATATGTTCAGCATCTGTAGATATGAAAGTAACAGATGCGTTCATTTTGTAGTTATTGATAAGACGAACTAATTTCTTTTCAACATACTTAAAGTTTTTATTTTGTGCATCCCAATACTTACTTGGTGTAGATGAGTCAACTCCCTCAAAGTAAAAATCAACTGTGCGGGTAGTTATATCTGTAATTTGTGTTGTCATAATCTGATCCGTTCTGTAGGGGCCGTTCCCCAATGAGATAAAAATAGCATTTTGTATATACAGGGGCAAACCCAAAGGGGGTGTTTTGGGTAACGGTTTGATAACGCTTTCTAGGCGTGTTAGGCTCAACTTGAAAGGCCACCTTTGGGGAATGAGGTGGCTTTTCGCCATTCTCAGCCCTTTTCAGCTCGTTACCCTACAATTGCCCAATGACCACGCTGATTGCCTTCCAGGGGCCTGATTTTGCCATTTTGGGGGCAGACTCTCAGGTGACTGATGGGGATAAGCGTATCCTTTCCCCTGCCACCCCCAAGATCGTGAAGTTAAAAAAGTACCTGTTGGCAGTTAGCGGTGATTGCAGGCCAGGTGACATTCTTACCTACAACTGGACACCGCCAGCCTACGATGGCACCAAGCCAACGGTTTTTGTTGGCCGCAAGATTATCCCAAGCATTATTGCTGCCTTTAAATTGCAGGGATTTGATTACACCAAAGAAGGAATCAGTTATTCATATTTGCTGGCATTTGCTGGCAATATATTTGAAATTGGCGATGATTTGAGCCTCACCCAATCTTCGGATGGACTCTATGGAGTTGGATCAGGCAGTGCCTACGCGCTTGGCGCATTGGCTGGGCAACTGCCAAACCTTGCTAAATCTCAATCAGCAAAAGAACAAATACTTAAAGCGCTGGCAATTGCTGCCAAATATGACATAAACACCAGCGCACCTTTTCAGATTGAGATTCAGCGAGTCTAGCGGGTTGCCCTGTTCAAAGGTGTGTAGTATGTGCGCACCTACTTTGAACGGAAAGGAATCAAATGTTTTGGTTAGGGTTAGTTTGTTTAATCATTGGCGTTTTAGCGTTATATGCAATCATAATTTCAGCTTTTGAGATTGGTGAAGGCCGATGAATTTAGATCAATTTAAGAAACCACGCGAACCATTATTTTCACTTCATAATCATTCAGATGGGCATATCGCCCTGTATCTTGAAGAACAAGATGCGGTAAAAGATATGCTTGAAGATGTGGTGGGCAATTTTGACCACAAAATGCTGATGGAACTGCAGGGAATCTGCGCAGAATCAGTAAAGGCCGAAGGCCATTTTGACCGACTGGAAACGGCACGCGAGAATCTAGGCGATGGCGCACCATTACTTTGCAGTATGACTGAACAGGAAGCATTGATTTTGGCTGAAGATTTGATTCGAGCAGTTAAGTTTGCCCGCATTGGCCGCGAGGCTCAAGACAATTACCCACGACTCAAAGGAGTTCCAAACTTTTAATGGCTAATCCAAACGGGCGCAAAGGCGCACAATTTGAAACCGATGTTATGCGTTGGCTTCGTGGTGCTGGTGCCTTGTGTGAGCGTTTGGTGAAGGCGGGTAAGAATGATGAAGGCGATTTAGTCGCAATCATCGCTGGCAAGCAATACATTCTTGAACTCAAGAATCGTAAAACAATAAGTTTGCCTGAATTTTGGCGTGAAGCTGAAGTTGAGGCAGAAAACTATGCAAAGGCTCGCGGTTTATCCGAGGTGCCATTGCATTACATCATTCTCAAGCGCCGAAACGCTGGGATTGAACAAGCCTGGGTAATCCAGGATTTGCAGCAATGGTTAGCAGAAAAGCATTGAAAAGTTTTGACTTCTTTGTTGATTTGCCACGATTTGCTCAAGCAAAGTGTTCAGATGTTGAGGATAAGGACTTGTTCTTTCCCGATAACCGAACACAAGAGGCAGAAAGACTGCACCAACTTAAAGCAATATGCGCAAGTTGTATTCACGAAAAGGAGTGTTTGGAGTACGCACTAGAAAAGCAGATTCCCCACGGATTTTGGGGCGGGTCAACACCTGCAGATCGAGATTCCGTAGTTATCGCAAAGAATAAAAGTTATGCCTTCAAAGGGATTGCATTATCAATTATTCAATTGCATAAAAAAGGGATTTCTGCCAACGAAATTGCCGCCCAACTTGATACCTCACCTGGTTATGCCAAGCGAGTGTTGAAGAAGTTGGCAGCAACTGAACAAGGAGCAGAACCATTACACCAACAGATAAAAGGCTCATCAAAAGGCTTGCACTAATCGTTTCGGTTAGCGTTATGACTTCATTGGTGGTTCAAGCAATAATGGCACCGCCTGCAATACCCGAATTGGTGATTTACAAAGATCGCCCGGCGTTGATGCAGGTAAATGCCAAAGAAGTAGCCCGCGAGCTACTTACAACTAAACAGTTCAAGTGTTTTTCAGCCCTAATGGGCAAAGAAAGCGCCTGGCAAGATAAGAAGAATCCAAATAGCACCGCATCAGGTGTTGGGCAGTTATTGGATGGCACTTATCGCAATCTAGGAATGAAGCGCAGTAAATCTACTGTTGCTCAAACTGTTGCAGCACTGGCCTACATAGGCCGAAGATATGGTTCCAGCGGTCCTTGCGGGGCGTGGGAACATTTTAAACGCAATAACTATTACTAATGGGGGTTAGTATGAGCGTAGAAATAGAAACAGGCGTGGTGGACTTTGATGCCAACACCGCCGCTTGGCTTGAGCAATATAAATCTGCACAAGTCAAGATCAAAGAACTGCAAGAAGTTGCAGATGTTGCTCGCGCACACATCGAGCGAGCATTGGGCGATAATCAATTGGGTATGTTCTTAAACCGCCCTGTTGTTCGCTATACATTTGTTGAAACAAGGCGCTTTGATACCAAACGCGCCCGTGAAATCCTGCCTGCTCAAGTTATAGATGCTCTTGAGGTAGTATCCACTTCTCGAAGATTCTCTATTGTGAACGAGGACGATTAACAAATGACTTTTACGCCTTTGAACTCGCCAGCACAACAATTAGCCGTTGAACTTGGCGGCATAATCAGTGAAGCAAGTAAATGGTCACCACGAAGCCAACAGGTTTATATCGGACCTAGTGAAGTTGGCCAAGAGTGTGTTCGCAGACTTGCTTACAAGTTGCTGGATTGGGATAAGGCAAATGAATCGGGTGGCGGTTCCTGGGCTGCCAATGTCGGAACCGCCATCCATTCATTTCTTGAAGAAATCTTTGCCAAGATGCCTGAAAAATATGAGGTTGAGCAAAAGGTTAAAATTCGAGCCAACCTTTCAGGCACCATTGACCTTTACGATATTGAAAAAGGCTATGTGCTGGACTGGAAAACCACATCACCTGCAGGTGTCAAAGCCAAGCGCAGTGAAGGTGCCACCAGCCAACAGATTACTCAAGTTCAGCTTTATGGTTACGGCAAAGCACAAACTGGCGTAACTGTTAACAAAGTTGGACTTATCTACCTGCCAACTGGCGGGTCAATTGAAGATATGCACATTGAACTATTTGATTATGACGAGCAGGCAGCACTTGATGCTCTTGCTCGCCTTGATTCGGTGTATTCATTGCTATCTACCATTGATGTTGAGGAGAATCCCGCCATGTGGCCACTAATCCCTTCAACACCATCAAGAATGTGTATGTATTGCCCTTATTACCGACCTTATAGCAATGATTTATCAGTTGCTTGCAATGGTGATACAGATGTGTGAGCGTGATGGTTGCGATTGCGGATTTCCCGCTAAAACAATCAATGACATTGCCAAAGAATTGGCTGAACTCACACCACCAACAGAGTTAGAAACAAACTAACACCAAACAAAAAGAAACGGGGGAAAGCCAAATGGCTTTTTCAGCACCAAGTAGCAATACAGAATCAGTGAAGGTTGCCGATCTCAACGGCCACCTATTGATTCTTGAAGCAATTGAATACAAAACAGGCATTGCAACAGTTCACGGTGATGCCGATGCAATCGAAGTACGCATCAATGATTTAGATACTGGATTCACACACGATTCAGTATTATTCTTCAATGTAGCTTTAAAGAACGCATTGAAAACTAAGATTGGCCAAAAGGTATTGGCACGCATTGGTCAGGGAACGGCAAAGCCTGGAAAGTCTGCGCCGTGGATTCTGCTCGATGCAACTGGCGATGCTGATGCAGTGGCTAAGGCAAACGCATTTATTGCAGGTGCCAGTGCGCCTGCTACGGCTGCGCCTGCGCAATCTGCTAGTATCAATGACCCTGCAGTTCAAGCATTGCTTGCACAATTGGGAGCAACACCAGTTAAATAATTTCTTGGTTGTTTGTCCTTTCTGACCAAGAGAACGGCGTTGTGATGGTTCACAGGTGAGGGATTGCATCGGGGGATGCAACTGCAGGTTCGATTCCTGTAACGCCACGCAAGACTAGCGAACGGGGGAACGGTGCCAAATTACGATTACAAATGCGAACAATGCAAGCAAACATTTGAATTGAACTTGCCGATAGATAATAAAGAATTGCCATTTTGTGAAGATTGTGAAAAGCCATTGGTGCGTATCTACACGCCAATCCTTTCAATCTTTAAGGGTGAAGGATGGGGTGGCAAATGAGAACTGCCGTTTCATTATTTGCTGGCGTTGGTGGCTTTGATTTAGCCTTAGAACGCAATGGGGTAAAAGTAGTTGCATCAGTTGAGATAGATAAAAAAGCACAAGAAGTATTGAAGAAACATTTTCCACAATCAACCATATTTGGAGACATAACGGGGGTAACAGGTGAACAACTTATCGCAGCAGGATTTATTCCAGGATCAGGAATCATCACAGGTGGATTCCCCTGCCAAGATTTATCAGTGGCTGGAAAACGAGCAGGATTGGGTGGTACTCGATCAGGACTTTTCTGGGAAATCTGCAGATTGCTTGACGAAACAAGAGCGCAAAATTTTATCCTCGAAAATGTGCCTGGCTTACTTAACTCGAACAACGGTGCAGACATGGCCGTTGTTCTTGAAGCGTTGGTCGAGCGCGGGTATCGCGTTGCCTACAGGGTACTTGATGCTCAACACTTCGGAGTTCCCCAACGCCGCCGTAGAGTGTTCATTGTCGGATGTCTTGGAGACACAGGGAGATCACCTGAAGAAATACTCGCTATCGCCGAAGGCCGCGCTGGGTATCTTGCGCAGAGCAAATCGAAGGGAAAAGACACTGCCACCGCAACTGGAGCAAGCGTTGCGCGTATGCGCGGATTCGGAGATTACGAAGTAGATTCAAAATCATCTGCACTTAAAGCAAGGGATTACAAGGATGCAACCGATCTTGTCATTCACGAAAGCTAAGCGGGCGCAGACAAATGAAGATTACGAAACTTGGATTGCGGGGGGGGTAGTGCCAACATTGAACGCAATGGATAACAACGGCGAAGCATTTGCCACCGTACTTATTATTGATGGCACTCGCGTAAATGATGTGCGGGTGTATGAAGATGGCATTGTGCCAACAGTTATTTCAAGATATGGAACAGGCGGGGGGAATGTGCCGATGGTATTTCCAATAGATGATGCAAGAGAGTTAGAAAAGCACCAAAATGGAACTGGCATTGGTGCTGAAGGCGCACCTGCATACACATTAGATAGGCAACAGGCACCTGCAGTTGTTATTACAGATGAACCTTTAGTAATGCGCGATAGGGAAGGCAAGCCGGGTGGTGGCAAAGGTCCATTGATTTCAGATACGGCCTTTACTTTAGCCACATCAAATTTTCATACATTATTTCAGCCTAAGATTGTAGCACCAACACTTTCAGCATCAAATAATCCATCGCGATCACCACAATCAAGTGAGATAACTGCTCAAGTTGATGCAATGGTGCGTGAAACTGGTGTCGTGCGCCGATTGACACCAATGGAATGTGAGCGCCTTCAGGGGTTTCCTGATGATTGGACCGATGGGCAGGCAGATTCAAACCGATATAAGCAAATGGGAAACGCGGTAGCGGTTCCTGTTGTGGAGTGGATTATCTCGCGCATGGTTGCAGATGATGAGTGAACTACTACCAATCTCTCTGCGATTTCTCAAGCAAGGCATCTCTGTAGTTCCAGTTGCCAATGACGGTTCCAAGCGACCTGCGTTTGCTTGGCAGAGATTTCAGCAAGAACTGCCAGTTGCAGATGAATTACTCATGTGGTTCAAAGATGGTGTTGATGGCATTGGAGTTATTACTGGCAAGGTATCGGGCAATTTAGAGATGCTAGAACTTGAAGGCCGAGCAGTTGCCGAGAAGATGCACCTTGACATTGCAGAGATTGCCAATAACTCAGGGCTTGGCGATTTGTGGAACACCCTTAATGCTGGTTATGTCGAGATTACACCATCAGGCGGGCTTCATTGGCTTTATCGTGTATCCAATGGCGAGTTACCAGGCAATACTAAGTTAGCCCGAAAGCCCGGTGAAAACGGCGGTGTGGATGTATGGGCCGAAACGCGAAGCGAAGGTGGCTTTACAATCACCGCGCCCAGTGGCGGTGCCACTCATCCTTCAGGGGGCAATTGGGTTCTCATTGGCGGATCAATAGAGACAATTCCAACAATCACAATGGAACAACGCAACGCACTGCACAATATCTTTGCAATGTTTGATGAGATGCCTAAAGCTGAAAGCATCCAACAAGAAGTAGCAACCAAACACGATGGCATCCTGACCCCTGGTGATGATTACAATGCCCGTACCACTTGGGAAGAATTACTTACGCCACTTGGCTGGAGCATCGTCTATCGCAAAGGCGAAGCAACAGTGTGGCGCAGACCAGGCAAGGCCGAAGGCATATCAGCCACCACCAACTTCAATGGCAACGATAAGTTCTATGTATTTACTACTTCAACGCAGTTTGAATCAGAAACTTCATATTCCAAGTTTGCCTTCTTTGCAACTATCAAACACGGCGGAGATTTCAAGGCAGCAGCCAATGATTTACGCAATCAAGGCTACGGGGCGCAATCTCTTAATTCTTTTGATGTAAGCAATAATCTGATGCCTTCAGGTAACCTTTTGGAACCTTTGGTAAAAGCATCCAATGAAGATGAATCCAGTTGGAAACCAATCGCCCTAAAGGATTACTTTGACGGCTTATTCCAGGCACCGATTGCAACCATCCTCAAGCGCTCAGATGGTCACGGCCTTATCTACACTGGCCGTGTTCACTCTATCTATGGTGAATCTGAGTCAGGTAAATCGTGGGTAGCACAAATTGCCAGCGCCGAGTGCCTCAAGGCTGACAAAAAGGTTATCTACATTGATTTTGAATCAGATGCTTCAGATGTGGTTGGGCGTATGAAATCACTAGGCGTATCACGGGCAAATCTGCTCCAATACTTTACTTATATTCGCCCTGATGGTCCACGCGATGTTGACGATCCATATTGGCAAGCCATCCTTGAGCCACAATCGGCAGAGTTAATCATCATTGACGGTGTAACCGAATCCCTGACAATGTGGGGTGGCGAGACAAAAGATAACGATGCCATTACCCGTTGGATGCGCATATTCCCAAGAACAGTAGCAACCGCCTCAGGCGCTGCCGTTGTGCTTATTGACCACATTACAAAGAACGCAGAGACACGGGGGCGATTTGCCATCGGCGGGCAAGCAAAACTTGCCACCATTGACGGCGCTGCCTATCTCGTAGAGCCTCTTGAGGCACTTGCCCCTGGGCGAACAGGAACGCTGACAATGAGAGTGACTAAGGACCGCCCTGGATTCATCCGCAAGATTGCTGGAATGTGGAGAAAGTCAGATAGAACCCAAGAGGCAGCAGTTTTCACCATTGATTCGACTAGGGCATTGATGGAATATGTGATTGGTGTGCCATTACTTGAGGACGAGCTAGAGGCCAACAAAGAGTTTAAGAAGTCAAAAGAGGTTATTGAGTTTATCCACAATCATCCTGGTTGCACTCGCCGATTGATTCAAGAAGGTGTCCACGGGTCCAAAGAAGTCATTGGGGATCACCTCAACGACCTTTTGGCAGGTGGCTGGGTCGAGAATCGGGGCAATGACAGGTCCTTTATTTTGTATATCACCGATGATGGAAAGAGCCATTTCAACCTTTTGGATGCCGAAATCACACATTTGGTGGTGGGTTGAGGTGTTCCGTTCTGTTCCTTTTGTGTTCCTTTTTAAAAAGGGAACACAGGTAGAAATGAGCGTAATCGGTGTTCGTTCCGTTCCGTATCTATATAGATACGGAAAAAGGAACACCATTATCTCGGTACAGGAACGCCTACGATGAGTGAGTTAGATTTCAAACCTATCAGTTGCAAAAAATGTGGCAATCTGATTTGGGCAGGTGTCTCTGCAACCAGTCGGTGCGACATCAAACTTGATACGGCTCGACTCAACCTTGTCGAAGAAGTCATTGCACTCACTAATGGGGTTGGCACCTACCAAATCCATCGCACCGCCCTATCCTTTGAAGCAACCCGAAGAACGGCAACGCGAATGGGTGTTGCCGATCCCATTGTGCTTGCCACCCATAGTTGCAGGGCGCTCACGGTATTTGCCGAGCAACCCCCTGAATACTTCAGCCGCCCAAAGTTATCCACAACCAGTGAGAAGGTGCCATTTTGAACTGCAACATCTGCCTGCGCCCAGCCAATGAATTAGTCGTATGCCGTGGATGCCATAAGGCAATAACTGGTTGGCTTATGGCTATCCCATTCCTGCGCCGCGAAGCTGAAGATTTCATCGCACCAGGTAGGTCAGGCAGTGGCAGTGTCAGCGCCGAGCGATCCATCGGGGTCAATGTCAATGCACTCGATTACTCAATGGGCAATGAACTGCTAGGAATCCTACACAGTTGGGAGTCCGAGATTCGCAGCGCTAGGCAGTTGACACCGCCCGCGCTACTGAAGAAGGAATCAAGTATTGACCGTGAGGTTGAGGTTGCCTGCAATTTCCAACTACATCACCTTGAATGGACATTAGGCCAAGATTGGGCAGCAGATTTCTATGGTGAGATTAAAGAGCAACACGCAAAGGGTATGGCTGCTGCAAAGCAATTTGTTGAGCAACCCCGGCGGATTCCTTGCCCAACTGATGAGTGTGGCAAATATGTAGTCATTGATGCAGAAAACCTTATGAGTGATGTTACTTGTTTCGGGTGTAAGCAATCGTGGACTGTATTGCGACTGGTGGCATTGGCGATGAGCAATCCCAACCGTAAGTTCTTTTTAGATGCAGAGGCAATAGCTTTATGGCTTGGCATTAGCCAACGCCAGGTGCATAAGATTATTAAGGCTCACAGTATTGAACGCCGTGGTAGTTTGTATGACTTAGCGGCAGTGATTGCTAACCGCTAAAACTTGACACAAAGTTCTAAATCCTTTGCTACACTTTCGTTAACAGGTATTGCCATCCACTTAATCAGCCCAGCCAATAGGTTTGGGCTTTATTTGTTTATGGGATAGGTATGGATACCGAGACAATACAAGAAATAGATGAGGCGTTATCGCACGCTATTGATACACGCGCTAAAACAATTGATTCTAAGAAGCACATCGTTGATAAGTTCATTGATGATTTACTCGATAGCCGATTGGAGTTAACTAGATGTTCAGCGTTTCTGTAACAATTGGTGATGTATCAACAGACATTATGACTGATCAGCAGTTATCTTTTGATGCTATTGAAACGATATTAACAAGAGCAACTAACTCAACTCTTGATGCCTACAATCGTTATGTAGTAGTGAATGAAGATTTTGAATCTTTAACTGAGGAAGATGAATAACACACAGATTTGCCGTAAATGTAATACTGATAAACCTTTAATGAAGTTTCATAAGGATAAGCGAACACCTAACAAAAGAAGAACTACTTGCAATGACTGCAGAAACATACACAAAAGAGTTACCAACATTTCATCAAATCATAGAAAAGATTTGCTTAAGGAACAAAATAACTCTTGTGCTATTTGCGGAATCAATGCAGAAGAACTCAAAAGAAAGCTAAGTGTTGACCATAACCACGAAACCAATCAGGTGCGTGGATTGTTGTGCAACAGTTGCAACTTAGGCTTAGGCCAGTTTAAAGATTCTGTTGTGTTCTTATCTTATGCAATCGAATACTTGGAGCGTTACGATGGTATTGCCTAGACCGTGTGCAGGATGTGGTCGAGTAGTCCGAGCAAGTAGATGTGTTGAGTGTCAGCGCGTTAAAGACCGCGCCCGCCCTACCCGCACCCAGCGTGGCTACGACTACAGTTGGAACAAGTTAAGTAAGTATTTAAGAGAGCAGCAACCTTATTGTTCTATTCCAGGTTGCACTAACAAAGATTTAACAGTCGATCACATAATTCCTTTAAGTGATGCACCCCACCTACGCCTAGAGATTACAAACTTAAAAGTGCTTTGTCGGATGCACAATTCCCGCAAAGGAAACTCATAGCACATCACCCCCCCGTGGCACTACTGGGTACGGGTATAAAGTTGCTTAAACAAGCGTGGTATAAAC